GCACGCTGGTTAAGCCATTGCAAGTTTTCTGTGTTTGCGTTGCTATATGCGGTGGCGTCCTGCTGTGCCATCGGCATAGCTGCACGAATAGCTGCTGCTTGTGCATTACCTGCTGCGTAGGAACTGTTTCCAAGTCCTCTTGCGGCTGCACCAGCCATGGCTTGATTTCTTGCCTGTTGCAAGTATGCGCTGTTTTGGTCAGTGATTCGGTTGAGGTTTGTTTCAACCAACTCATTAGGCTGCACAGCACGAGTGTAAGCACGGTTGGCTGAACCCCAAATACCTTGGGGCAATCCACCGTTACCAATTCGATTATCGTATGGGTCTTGGAATGGCATGTTATCTAATTGTCTGTGTGGCGCTGGCGCCTTGTTGCGTTCTACCGGGGGCAAACTCTAGTGCCATTGCTTGTAGTACATGACCTGGGTAAACGTGTTCACCGCCAAACTCCAAGGCTTGTACTGTTCCTCTACCGTTAATCTTTGCAACTACGTAAGAGGAATCTTTAATGATGCGAATAGGCTTGCTTGCTGGGTCGATAGAAAGCTGAAGTTTGGATGCGTTGAATGGCTCGTATTCGCTACCCACCGCAACGTATTCGTTGAAGTAGTTATAGGTGAGGCATTCAAGTCTTACATTACGTAGTAGGTCAAAATCCACTGGATTATCCAGTGAAGTGAAATTGACTCTTACGTAGTGTTTGATCGGAGAGGTGTAGAATTTTGTACCTCTATCAATACTGTAGACAAATGTTTCGCGTTCAGGTTCACTCGGTGTAACGATATTTGTATCGTCATCTGGTACGATCTTGAATGATCCAAAGATAACGTCAATACCTTCCTTTGTAACACCTGTGCACATTGCCACAGGCACTAGTGAATCCGAGTTCTTACTGAACACGTATTGTTGTGTGGTAAACTCGTACCCCCGGTCTCCGGACGGTAAGGTACAAGTAATGATTAGCCCATCTGCACAATACAAACGGTACTGATTCTTGTTCTTAACAGCCTTGGCAAACATGATGTTTTGCCTAGTAGCTTGATATGAGTACCTGTCGTTTACTCTGCTAGATAGAAAAGGCGTGATCTTATAGGAAACCCTGCCGGCGTCAAAGTCACCGTATTTATTGGTTGTTTCAATCGTGCTGACGCCACGGAAATCCGCAAACATCGGTGTACCGCAGTCAATAGCAGTATAAGGTAACGCTCCGCTGTACGGGCTGATAACTTGTTTAACTGCATTGTTGTCGTCTGTAGCGGCAAGAATGTCGCCTGTCAAAACGTACACAGCAGTGTCGCAAAACACACCTAGTCCAGTGCCATTTAGGCTCAGCAGATTTGTAATCCTGTTGCCGAACGTGTATTGCGTAGCGCCAGAAACAGAATTGAAGTTTGTTGGATCAAGCGGGACGGATGTTAGCAACGTGCCAGAATCGTACCCTAGGCACAAGTAGTCTCTGTGATAAACAACGTGTGACGGTGTATCTTCAAGTTGACCCAGTTCTGTTCTGAAATGGAAGAAGTACTTTCCATCGTACTGCCACGCGGGTTCTAAACCACTGGCACCATACACAGCTTCGTAATCTTGTTTTGCATAAAAGTTTGCATTGATGATTACAAACTGTTTTTGTTGTTCTTCCAACTTGCTTCTTGTCGGCAACATTGCTGCGCGCATATCGGAAGCAAAGATAGCAATCTTAACACCGCCGCCGCCGCGTGCAGTACGTAGCTCCCATCCGTTTTTAATGCTGTAAGTGGTGGCAGCGTTTGATCCTGCACCATTGCTATCCAACGGTTGCAGGTTATACATTGCAATAGACCCTTGCCCACGGTTTGCGTCAATTACGCCTGGGTTGAATTGTCCTTTCTCGAGGAAGTAATACGGAATCTCAAGAGCTAAGTCTTGCTTACCGATAGGATCGTAAGCGTATACAGTTTCAACAGGCACCTTGTAATACACCTGCAACTCAAGCTTTGTTAGCTTGATTCCTTGTAGTGAGGCACCCGTGTAGTAGTTATCAATGAGCGATAGTTTTACACCGAAACTTGAATCAAGAACGGACTCAAGCAGCGCCTCAGATGTTGCGCCTTGAAATCCCCACAAGTCAGATGTTCCATTGGCATCTCCGCCAACCTCAACATCCGTCACAGTTGTGTACGCATCCTGTACTGTTTTAACTACAGATGTGCCTAGTAGGTTTAGCTTTGTTCCGGTTAGCTCAAACGTGGCTCCACCAAAGTCCTGGTCCGCCACAATGGCACCAGATTCACGCAAAAGACGCGCAACAATTTTAAATCCGGTAATGACTGATTTAGCAGGAATGCTTGAAAAATCAAATCCCTTTACAATGGCTGTGCCGGATTGCCCTGCAAAATCCGGGCTTGGCACACTGTAAAGTACGTAAGTAGAGTCACTGTTGTCTTTTAGTACAGCAGACAGCGAAGAAGCACCTACCAAAGATGAGTTTGGCCCAAGCGGTGCGGATGAACTATACCCCGTTGTTGACTGAATTGTTTGTGACGTAGGTGTAGCCGCAAGGTACGTTGACGATGAATACTCGTCATGTGCGTTTGTAATCCGGCTTACGGTTGGGATACCTGTAGCAGTGCATGTGCTATCGGTTTTGAATGTGGCTTCCCAACCCATGTCCAAAGGATACCATCTACGGTTTGTTGATAAGTATGCTGCGGTCTTTGATGAGTTTGACGATAGCACTTCGTCGTCATAGTTGGCATAGTAAATGCCAGCGCCCCATGAGTCTGTAACTTGGACTTCTGTTACGTTGATTGCATTCGCGTAACTTGTTGGTGAGCCGGTTGATCCACTTGGCCTAATCAATGTAACCGCACCAGTGGCAGTTGTGTTTAGCTTTGTGTCGTCGGTAAACTTTACCAACAAGCTGCCAGTAGCATTGCCCTCTGTGAACGAACCAGAGTCTACATCTATATCAAGTACGATAGCTGTATTGCTATCTGAAAATGTAATGTGGTCTCCTGGGTAAATCTGTTTTGTGCCGGTGTTAAACGCCACCTTGTAGTGATCTACAACACAGTACAGTTTTCCCTTAAACCAATGCAGGCCGTGAGGAATTACGTTCTTGGCGTAAGATACATATGGAAACACACTTTGCTTGTCGGCGAGTGTTTTGTCGTAAAACGTATTACGAGCCGCTAGGAACGTGTCCATGTCCGAGTGGTACAAGGATGCACGACGAATACCGCTCACGCCTGCAACAAGCGTAGCGGCTGTTTCAGCGCCTGTAATTGTGTCGCCTACCTTTGGCGCGCACTTGATGTTGGTAATGACGTAAGCAAGTGTTGGAGATGACCAATCCACTACTTTTCCGAATACGTTGTCACCTACTTTAAGGTTTTCACCTAGAATGAAATTGCCTGATCCAGAGTCTCTAGTTGTGTATACCCAATCTCTTAGGTAGCATGGCAGAGTGCCATCGTAAGGCTCGATGCCGTCTACTACACTGTATCCTGAAATGCTGTAACTTTCGTAGTTGAGGCAGTCCTTTAGTGTACCCGGGGTCGCCAAAAAACGAGCGGCCTGAAGGTCCAAGCCGCCGACTAAAGGAATTACTGTTGGGTTGTTGTACCCTGACTGTGGATTTGCCATTAGTACATCGCCATTGGTCTAAACACAACCGGAAGTTCTGATTCTCGCTCTAGGCGTTTCTTGTAAACTTCGTAGCGTTCTTTTGCCATTGCTTCAATCGCAGGCTGCATCTCATACTTGCCATAGTACCACACGGCACGCCAAGCAATCATTGGATGGTAAATCTGCTTTAGAATGTCCGGTTCGTCTGTATCTACATCAAACACAGTAATGTTTTTAATGTAGTACCCTTGCAAGCTGTACTGTTTGTCAGGCGGCGGATAGAAGAAAAGTCTCACACCGTCGTCTGGTGTTTCAGTCACAAAGATAGGTCGGTTTGGTGCAACATTGGTTACGTCGTAGTTCTGAATGAACTTGCTGTAATCCATGTAAGCAATCGGCAGTTCGTTGACGAAGTTACTATCCGACGATATTGATTGCAACTTTAGCGATTGCCACCAAATATCTTCAAGGTCACTGATTACTGCGTCACCCATTTCTGTACTGTCGCTCAGTCGCCAGTCACCCCAATGAACAAAGCGTACAGAATCTGCACCCGAAATCTGAAATGTTTCTCGTACAAACGGAATGTCTGTGATTGCAGAGTATTCAATAAAACCTTGTGCTGTACCGTCAGAGAATAGCCCACTATTGGTGATGATGACTTTTGATACAGTAAAGGTGCAACCTGAGTTGACGCCTGTGAGAACATTGCCAGCGATTGGTTGCTGCCAACCTTCACCGCCTAAGTCAAAGTAGAAGCGTGGCGTAATAGTGGTGGAAAACCAGGTCTTACGCCACTCATCATCGTCTTGTTCAAGTTGAATATCCCACCATGCGTCAGCTACCCACTTCTTGAAACGGGCAGTCATGCCGCTAGCGCCTGCAAGCGTTGTTGGCAGAGTAGTCGTGCTAGCGCCTTCACCGGTAATACCGGATTCGCGCATAGCCATTTGAACAAGTTCTAGGTAGTTCATTAGCCAGTTAGGGTGTTAAGCAGGGTATCCTTGATGATCTGCTGTTGCTTCTTAGCCTTCTGCGTTGCAGCAGCGTTTTCCTTTAGCTCACGTTCAACACGTTCTGCTTCTTCAAGGTCAGGGTTGAAAGCGTGAACATCAAAGGTTTCTACACCAAGGCGACGCACACTGATCGAGCCGGCTACGCCGCGCGCGGGGTCAGCCTGAGTGCTCTGAGTGCGTTCCTCCCAAGTGGAGTTCTTTAGCTGGTGATAAAACTTTTCCTTGATGCGTGTAGGCACACCGCGCTGTGCAACAAGGGTCTCACCATGAATGTGTGCAAAGTACACTTCACGACTCTTTTCACCCCATTCTGAACCATTCTTAGGGTGAATCGTAACTACTGCAAACCCCTTCGGGCATTCAATCTCTTGACCGTTTACAACGGCTACAGACTTCGCAACAGTAGTGTCTTTGCGCTTTGCGGCAATAAGCTCTTTCAGCTTATCTTCGCGGGTCAAGCCTTCTTCAAAATCTCGACCAATGATAAACTTGGCTACTTGGTCAAGCTGCTCGTCGGTGAAATCCTTGAAGGCATCTAGTTGTTCTGTTTTGGTTTGCTTTGCCATTTTCTTCTCCATGAAAAAGCCTGCGCCCATATTTCAGAACGCAGGCTGTAGTCCTAAACGATTGTATTAAGCGTAACCGCCACGGTCCACGAACGCAGGTACGCGGGCATTGCGGGTAATCTTAATGAGGAACTTGACGATACGATCCGAAGCGGAAGCGATGGTCTGAGTTGGGGTTGAGGCAGTTTGAGTTGCCACAATCCGCACAGGACCAGCCAGGCCATCAGGATCGCCAGTATCATCAGTGTTGATGGTAAGGCTTGACCAGCCAGCCGCGCGACCAAAGGTAGCGCCAGACACAAAATAGTTCGTGTCAGAGGCAGGTGAAACGCCAGTAGTGCCGGTGTCTACACCGTAGTCAATCGCGTCACCGCTTGAGTTGGTGCCAGCGTAGCCAGTACCAGGAGACATCTTGGTGTAACCAACGTCCCACACCATCGTGGTGCCATCGTCAAGGTCGTCCGTGAAAACACGGATTTCAGTGATAGCATGGTACGCGCCGAGGAAAGCGAGGGATAGCGTATCGTTCTGCGCAATCGTGGTGCCGGCAGGAATCTTGACAGTAGCAGCGAACTGCTGTTCTGCGCCTTCGGTATGACAACGATTGACAGTGCGGAGTTGGATGAGGTCTGAGTTAATGTTTGCCATGGTGTTCTCCTATTAAGCGGTAGCGCCCACTTCGACGCGAGCCACCCAGTTCTGATTGAGGATCAGAGCCGCGTGCCACATCTTCCACGCAACATAACCACGCTGACCGAGAGGATCGGAAGCAGAGTCGCCCATCTTGTTTGGGTTACGAATACCCATTTCCACGTCCTGCATACCGCGCAGTGGCACAACGCCAAGCGCATCCTGAGAAACGTACAGAATTGAGTACACGTCTACGTTGCTGCCACCAGCGGAGGTCATGCCGTTTAGCGTGCTTGAACCAGCGCCAAGGAATGACTTTAGGAACGCAGAAGCGATGTAACGGCAGTTTTCAGCCTTACCAATTTCGTAGGGTTCGGGTGAACCGGAAGCGTACTTTTCAACTGGCGTGAACTTAGCCGCCATGTCGTACAGGTCAGCACGAAGGTCAGTGTTGCAAATAGCAACATAAGCCTCTGGCACCGCCGTGGTGTCATAGTTCGGGCTGGGCTTCAGCATCTTGGTGAACTTGGTAGCGTACTGGCTATCAAGGAAACGCTCTACCTTACGCTGTAGCTGTAGAGTGATTGGCGCGTTAACCTGCGAACGCAGGGTGGGTGAAGCAGTGGTTGAGGAGTAGTAGACGGAAGTACCGCCTTGGAATACACCCCAGTTAAGCTGCTCGCGGGTTTGAGCCGCCTGCTCGGCACACAGTTCTGAGAACTTGTTTAGAACAGGGTCTTCGTGGGTATCGGCGATTACGTCGGTAATCTGCACCCAAGAACCGTACTGCTTGAGGTAGGTTGAAACGTCCTCAAACTGACCGGCTTGTGGCTGCGGAGTAACACCTTCCTGAAGGGGAGTGGTGGTTACATCAAACGGAACGCAACGACGGAACTTGATCGTGAGGGTCTTGTTCTTTGGAATGGAATCTGGAATAGTAGCGTAACGCTCCAGTACCAGCTTGGGAACGGCGTGTTGTAGAAACTTAGCAGCCGCGTATACGTTGGTACGCGGGCTAATATCGCCGTATGAGACAAATGCTGCCATGTGTTATCCTTATCGGTATAGTTTTGATTGCTGCCCTGTAATCTTTTTCAGGGCTTCTTGGAATGCAAATTCACGAGTCTTTTCATCACTCCAATCCGGTTCTTCTACGGGTTGAACAGGGGGAGTGGGTGTTTTGACTGTGGTCTTTTTCTTGTCTTGTTCTCGCTTAGCTTGAATCGCATCCGCCGGATTAGGTGCAGATGATTGCGCAGGGGCTGGGTAGAACTGTCTTGCCCACTTGTCGTATTCTTGGAACGCCCACATAGCGTCCTCAACAGACTTGGGTACCAAGGCAACATCGCGTAGCCGTTCTGGCAGGGTGCTAGTAAAATCCTGCCAATACTTGCTTAGGCGTACTTGACCTTGGTTGTCTACAACAGGGTTGCCGTGTTCGTCAGTATCAAGAACAATCTGGCGCCAATTAGGCACTGTGTTGTCTAGCTGACTTACAATTTCCTGCTGGTGTTCTTGCTCGCGGAACTCGTGGATTGGCTTGATGGTTGCTTCAAGTTTCTGGTCGTACTCAGCACGTAGGCGAGCTTCAACGAGTTTTGCTTGAGCATCCAAAGCCTTTGCCAGGTTTGGATCGGTTTCGGCCAGCTCTTGTAGCTCTGGCGGAATCTCGTCTAATTGAGGGGTCTGTTGTGCCGAGAAGGAAGCTAGCTTTTTCTCTAGCTCGGCACGGGCTAACCGCTCTTGATGGTTTTTACGGTCAAGGGCTGAAATCTGACCGCGTAGACGTGCATCGCGTTGGAGTGCTGCGTCTCTTTCTTGAACAAGTGAAAACACTCGTTCTTTAATGTCCGGTGCTAGGCTTTCTACAAAGGCTAGCGGATCATCTTTCTTTTCTTCTTTTGCTTCAGGCTGTGTTTGTACAGGCTGGGAATCTGCTTGAATCGCTTCGCCGGTTGATGTGGCAACGGGCGCAGTTTCTTCAATTTGTTCTTTAGACTCAAGTTTTTCTGAATTAGTTCCGTTATCAATAGGTTCGCCAGAAACAACCTTGTTGAATAGTTCTTGTGCCTGTTCTTCCGTGAGGATTTCGTTTTCCATTTTCTTCCTTGTGTTTAACTATTTGGATCGTCCGGGATTCTTAGCACCCACTCAAGGGCTTGAATCCAACCAATGTGCTCCCAGCGGGTGCATGTATCTTCGTATTGATTTTGCTTGTTGCCTGACCGCAGTCCGCGACTCAGTAGGTCAAGGCGTTCTTGTACGCGCGCTTCAAGGTCTTTCCAGTCTTGTGAAAACCTGTTCATGCGTTAAAAGCCCTTACCTGTTTTCTTGACTTGCTTTACTTCTTCTTCCTTGACTTTCATTTCTCTCTCCTTGATGTTTAGGTTCTGCTGGTCTTGGAATGCCTTGATACCAATTTTCATCTTATCTGCGCGCATCTTGTCAACATGCTTGTTTGCATCAAGCATCGTGCGTTCTGCATCGCGTGCATGGCGCTGCTGCATTTCAAGTAGCTGTAGCTGAATCTGGTTATTGCTTTCCAGACGGCGGGCTTCTTGTTCCTTGTCACGCACAGCGTATTGAGCCATCTTCTCTTGGTGATCCATCTGCGCTTCTTCGTAACCCTGCTGTGCGTCAAACTCCATTTGCTTAGATTGGTTTTCAACCTGTGCCATCTTGGCTTGTGAGGCGACAAGCGCAGCTTGTGCTTTAATATCCTCCGGATTGGGCTGCTGATTCTGCGCACGCTGTTGACGAATCTTGTCAACTTCCTCTTGACTACGCACAATCAGGTCAAATGGAATGTTCATACCAGCAAGGCGAGCACGGTACAGTTCGTCTCCATTAACTAGGTCTTGCACTTCGGGGTTTTGTGCATACTCTAGGCACAGCCGTTCAATGTCGCGCTGCCCCATTACCTTGTTCAAGTAAGCTGTGCTGGTCTGTACGTCAACATCGTAGTCGCCCTTGATCTGTTCTTTGTCGGAATACTGCATATTCCACTCATAGAACCAAGTGACTACCTTACGAGTGATGTTGTCATCCCATTCGCGTGCCTTGCTTGAAAGCACACTAGTGCTAGCTTGCATAATCATTGCCATGCCGGTAGCACCTGCGTCAGCAATGTTGGGGTCAGACATGCCACCTTGAATCAGCGGAATAAGGCTTTCTTCGTTACCAAAGTCCTTAGCCATTTGCAGCACGCCAGATAGTTCTTTAAGTGCCACGGGTGGGGTAAAGAACTCTACGAAGTCGCCTGCCTTGGTGTTTGGATATTCGCCGTACCAAACCTTGCCAGGTGCAATCTCTGGCTTACCGTCAATAGGCTTAACCATTTCCTTATTGATCGTGGCTTGCGGTAGTGCTACAAGGCCAGCGTTGTCAAGGATCATCTGGTAGGTCTTGTTGACAACACGCTGCGCGTCGCGCAACAGAATTGCACCAAACCCGAAGAAGTTGGATGGGTCGCGCTCCCACACAGAAACGGCAAAAGGAAGCTCGTCATCAGCTTCAAGCATTTCTAGGGATGCGTATAGCACCTTACCTTGGCAAACCCAAATCTCCGCACGGTAAACGTCTAGCGGATTTTCGTAGGGTGGGTCAATGTTCAGATTTTTTAGGTCGTCAATACCTACTGTGCCGTGCCACTCAATGACTACATACTTGTCTTTCATGTAGTCTGAGTTATCGTAATCGGCAGCGCGATTGCGGAAGCTCTGGTAGTAGCTTGCTGTTGGCTTGTTCTTCAGTAGGTCTGTAATTTGATCCTTCATAAATCCCTCACGGCGGAGAAGATTACGAAGCATCTTTGAGTTCATTAGGTGAACAACCGAAGCGTGCTCTGCTTCTTCAATACACAGCGCGCGATGGTCAGGGTAAAACAGCCACGGAATGATCTTTTCAAAATCTGGTGCTGGGGTTTCGGAATACGACGTAACCCAAACTGATTTTCCGTCAGAAGTCTGTAGCTGCTTACGTACTTTGTTGGTTTTTACGTTGTTAATCGGGCCACGGTAGATGGCTGTACCGTAAAGAAGCAAATCATCAAAGCCTTCGCGCATCTTTTTGCCGTACTTGGCGTGCGAAAGCTGACAAAACACTTCCTCGTCCATCTGTTTTGCAGCGTCTGCCTCTTTGGCGTTGGCAATGTTGACCAATTGCCCAATCGTCATAGGCTGGCCTTGCTCATCCTGCATAGGAGTTACCCCATCAGGATGATAAGCAGGCTGATTTTGCAGTTCTTGGTAATCTTCTGCGTAGTCTTTGGAGCGGATGGTGAAGTTTTTGTCTGTACCTGCGCCAAATTGCAGCATTTCTAGCTGCGCTTTAGCAATTTCCAGCTTGGAACGGACGATATTGTGCTCCGGACGGTCGTTAAAATACCCTAAACCGTACCCATCCTTGCTTGACATTTGCCCCGACGTGTATGGCATGTCGGTATTGGTGTTCTTTCCGTAGAAACGGAAGGTCGAACCCATCAAAAGCTGCTCAGAAAGAATCCATTCGCGCTCTTTTCTTGCGCGGCGTGAGCAATCTTGGGTAAACTTACCCTCAATTTGCTTGGCAATAGCCTCTAGTTGGCGATCTTTTTCCGCTTGTGCTTCTTCCACAAACGAAATCAAGTCCTCCATTGATGTTTCCATGATGGAAACTTGCTGTTCAAGATCGTTATTCATTAGAATTGGTATGGGTTTTTGTACTCGTAGTTGCCGTATGGGTCTTCGGTGTATGGTAGTTTGGCGTGGGCAAGACCCATAATTGAATATCTGAGTGAGTCC